CATATCTTTCTTTGGATTCTTTAAATAATTCTTTCATACGATACACCAAGATATCGTGTAGTGGTAATTCATCTGCCTCTTTGATTGTTCGTTCATAATAACATACTAAATATGCTTGGATAGTTTCGTGAATTGCCGAACCAAATAAAGTATATATGTTCCCTTTAAATGTTTCTGCTTTATCCACATAATTTGCTTTCCAAGTGTAAGGACATTTGTCCCACATTGCGAACTGACTATAACTTATTTTGCCCATTTACCCCTCGCTACTACTTGTGCCATAACTCCATAATTTGATACATCTGAAAAACTATCAGTTACGGGTTCTCCCTCAACTGAGTTCTCTCCGTTTCTCATCAATAATGTTTTCATTCTTTCTATCTTGTCGTTCATTCTGAACCAAATACCCAACAACGATAATTTAATATCTTCGGGTGTTTTTAATATCGTTCCAACTGCAATATTTTGTGGACCATAGTCATATTGTTTTCTACAAAATAATTCATACTGGTCTCGTTGAATCTTTTTAAATTCTGATGTCATTTCAGGATATGTGTTTTCCATATATCCGACAACATCTGTTGGGTCGTATTCTTGACCGACATCATCAATAACTTTGGTTGGTGCGTCTTTAATCGCCATTATTTACTCCTTGTAATATTTTAATAAATCTCTCTCTTGTATCATTCTTACCCACAATCCACTCAGTCACATAATATTTACCTTTATTATTTTTTGGTAAATACTCAACAAAATCTGGTATAGTTATACTTACATCATAATAATTAACATCACTATATTTTAAAAATCCTTTTGAAAACACGTTGTCAGGTTCACACCAAACATTAAACCAACTAACGATAGTGTTTTCTCTACAAACATTTAATATTCTTAATGGAAGTAAACGAAACTCTTTGTCTTTAAAGGTATCAAAAAAAACTCCATCATACTTTTCTTTTGGTAAGTTATTAGACCAGTTACCAAATATTGTTTTAACATTTGGTTTGTCCTTTGACCACTCTAATAACTTTTCATAAACTTTCTTATCTTTTTCAATTATTGTGTGTGATTTTATATCGTGTGATTGAATGTAATCTGCACTTATTCCCATACCGAATCCTAATTCTAAAATGTCTCCCCCATTTTGACAAACAACTTCAGCGTGCTTTTTCATTATTGGATGTTCCCATTCGTGCATAACTATATGATTATCATCATCAATTAATCTATCCTTAAAATACTTCATTTTGTCCATATTTTTTTTAGTTGTTTTTCATCTACACCATACTTTGATATAATCGAATATACAACATCTTTACCCATAATGTCAAGTGTTTTTTCAATATTTTGTGAACTTTCTTCAAAGTGTTGACATAATATATCCATTGCCCACCCCTCAATCTTGGATTTCTTTTTAGACTTGGTGTATTTTAAAAAGGTTCTACCCTTTGGTATCACATCTGTGTAGAATTGATACACTGACTTTGGTTCTAATTCCCAATATTGTTGAATTTCATTTACGACCTCAATCCACTCTGGTTTCATTGATAGAAATCTATGCACCATATAATTTGACCAAGTTTTTTTATCGGCATCAGAAATCTCTTCCCAATAATTTGGGTTTTGATTATTTGTAATTTCTTTTATGTGGTCAAATAGTGATTTTGTTTTCATAGTGAATAACCTTTTAGATATAAATAAATAGTTGACTTATAAGTCAAAATGACAAAAATCTTTGTTTTGTTCGTAAAAGTTTTTTAATTCTTCCCAATTGCCGATGTTTTTAAAATTATCTTCGGTGTTTAATTTTACACCTGAAAAGAATCCATACAAGTCTTCGTAGAATAATATTTTATAATTGTCGTGGGTTTTTAGTAAATCTATAACTTCTATTGATGTCTTTTTTATTCCCTCAATATCTTTTTTTACATCTTCAATGTTAATCTTACTCACCCTTATTTCGTTATATTGTTCTTTTTCCCTTTCCGTTAGAGTTTCCACCCCAAAATCTACTGCTCTCCACTTTTCTGTTTTCTTTGCGAGATTTAAAGATAGTGATTGTAAAAATACATTTCTTCTTGACAAAAAGAAAACCATATCGTGATAGTCTATGAGTGTATTTTTAAATGATTTTGTAGATGGATAAACACCAAATTTGATACCAAAAGTATCTTTATCTTTGTAGATTGTATCAAAGAATTTTTCATAACCAAGAGAACTAACTATTTTGTTGTGTTTTGATAAGTCTGGTTCCCAAAAGAATTTCTTTGATGAAATATCTTGTAATGTTTTACAAAACTCAGTTGTTCCACTACGACTACAACCCAATACCAATACTTTATTTAAATGCATTTCCAAGCATCCAAGTCAATACTGAATATCTAACACCACGAGTCAATGGTGATACTCTATGTCCTAAATAAGATGGAAACAAGATAAGACTTCCTTTTTTTCTACTACCGACTGCCGTGTTTTCACCTGTTTCATCAGTCATACTGAACTCAAAGTTTCCTCCGTCATAGTCATTTTCATCAGACAATTGAACAATGGCAGTAATTTTACGAACTGATGTTTCTTCGTTTCCTATGTCTAAATGCCAGTCATATTTTCCGGTGTCTTCATATCTTAACATACGAACATTAGAAAACTCGTTTGCTATATCAAAATTAAAAAATAATCCATTTGCCATTTCACAAGCCATCATTAAATTTTTATTTAAATTAAATCCGTCTGACAATACAATTTCTTCTGAAAATCTTACTTCTTGGACTTTACGAACATTTTCATTTACAATGTCTGCTCCGTTTCCATTATAAGTTCCTGCTACGGTGGCTTTATATTGTTCTGAATTATCAAACATTTTGATTAACTCATCACATCTTTGTTCAGTCAAGAAGTCGTCTTTGTGAACTACAAACTTAAAGTTTTTCTTTTGTGTTAGATTTTCTATCATCTAAAATGGTCTCCAATAAATAACTCTTGTAAAACGTACCTTGTTCCTTTGGTAACTGGTGTTACATTGTGAGATAAAAATGTTGGAAATATAGTTAATGAGCCTTTTAACTGATTCATAGTATACCACTCTTTTGTGTGTTTATCTTGTATTCCAAACTGAACTTCTCCACCCTCGTATTCACTTGGGTCTGTAAGTTGGACAATTGCCACAAGTTTTCTATTGGAACAACTACCTGCATTGAAATCTGTATGCCAACCATAAAAACCACCTTGATGATACTTGATAAGTTTTAATTCGTCGTCTGCTCCCTCAATATCAAAATGAAATACACCTTGATTTACCATTTTAACTACTTGGTATATTTTATCTTGTAACCATTTCCAATCTCCATTACAATTATCTGGTCTAAATCTATTATCCGGTTGGTCAAATAAATACCATTCTTCCGTTACTCTTATTTCCGGTATAATCGCTGCTTCACCTCTTTCACCACCAACTCCACCTGGAACCATTTGTTCTGTTTTGGTTATTTGTTCTATTAATTCATCACACTTTTCGTGTGTAAGGAATTTGGGTATTTGAATTGAGTATTTAAAGTCGTTGTTTAATTTCATTTAAATGTATTTCCTTCTGCAAATGTTATTAAAGTGTATCTATCTTTTTTACTAAATTGTAAAACTTTATGTGCTGCGAAAGATGGAAATATGACTATTCTACCTTTTTTTGCCTCGATTATACTTCCTCTTACATCAAGTCCACCACCCTCAAAGTCATCATTTAAAAATATAACTGATGTAAGTTTTGTGCAAGTATTGACTACCTTACCATCACCTGCTGCAAAGTCTGAGTGTCTATCGGAGTCTTCTTTGAAGTTTTCATATGGATATAATTTTATCGATGAATCTTGGATACCTGAAATGTCATATTTATAAACTAATGTGTTGGATATTTTAATGAATTTCCAAACTTTATCCAATAGATTTTTATCTTCCGTAATTATATTTTTACAATTATGTAAACTTCCCCATACAAAATTATCAGACTTTACATTATCATCTATATATTTAATTTGAGTTTCACACTCTTGGTGTGATAAAAAGTTATCTCGAACTAAAAACCATTTAAAATTGTTATTATGTATCAGACTCATTAGAAACTAAAACCTTATTTGCGAAGTAATTAACATCATTATACATAGAGTTTATGGTCTTGAATTATGTGTTACGATGTCGTGAGCTATGATTGTTCCGTAGTCTTGATTTAGTAAATTATAAGTAATGTGTTCACCTTCAATCTTTTTGATATCGGTAATTTCTACCCAACCATCTAAATCTTTTACATAATCTCCAACCTCGACAACACCATTACCACCTGCGTGATTAGGATTATGTCCGTCTATTGTGGACCAACCTTTATCTTTTAATAAGAACGGGTGATTTCCTGTTGGTTTAAGTGTTTGACCAGATTCTAATGTTAATTCA